ATGGGGAGCCCACTCTCATTTGTCTTGTTGTGTATCATCAACCTTGCGACCTGGCGCGCTGCTACCAAGCGGCGCGCTAAGTTCGTTTGGGACGTGTTCATCAACGGAGACGACATCGCATTTACGTGCGAGAGAGAAGAGTATGAGGCATGGCTGCGATCCTCGTCAGCTGTCGGTTTCGTCCAGTCGCTCGGCAAGTCTTACTTGTCACGGCGGATGGTCGTTATCAACAGTCAACTGTATCGTTACCCTGCTTTCACTCGGGTGGGCTACCTGAACTTAAAGCTTGTTAGGGGCTCGTCGCTCAAGGCGGGACATTCGGATGCGTATGACTTCCAAGTCGGTCGCGCAGTCTCGGAGATGTGTGAACTTTCTCCGTGGACGATTCCGTGTATTCCGCAGGCCATGAGAGCGGCGAAGGCGTTTCTCCCGGGAGCCAACTGGTACATACCGGCGGCAAGAGGAGGTTGTGGTGTGAGTATCAGATTCGCGCCGGACAATGTCGAGGTCACTCGCTGGCAATTAAAGCTAGCTGGAGCGTCCTTCATGGATCCGACGTTGAGTCTTGGGGTGGCTGCACAGGTGCCTGGACTGGCACGGCTGCTGCGTCTGCTGCGGAGACCGAAAATGGTCCCGTTACCGGGGAACATGCGCGAAGGGGGTGACCTCTACGCGCACATACTACCTGGTTTCGAGGACGAAGATTACGTTTCTCGTACGCAAAGACGCGAGCGCCAGCTGGTTTGGGAGGCGTGGTTCCAACGGCTGATATCTTTACAGTCTCTCTTCCTTGCGGAGGTGGAGGATGCGAAGGTGTCAAAAGTTAGGCAGGAAAAGGCACGGTTGAAAGCGCTTGAGAAGTGGCGTCTGGCGGCTCAGGTTGCTCACCTAGTGAGTATATCTAAGCTGTTCGACATCATCGACGAGTCTCTCTATCCGGCCCTACCTGCTGTTCCACGCGCCTGGCTGCTCGCCTAGTGTGCTCACACGGTGTTCTGGTCGAGGGGGGGTACGTTGAGTTGACAACTTTCTGCGGTGCGCTTGCGCTCCTGCTATTCGTTGACTCCTCGTTGCTCCTTCTCCCACGTCCTGGGTATGACGTTAAACCACCTATTGGGTCAAACATCTTAAATGCTCCAAAACGGTGCGGGGGGTGGCAGGTGGACGGGGTCATTGATTAGGTACGTTCCTTGGAACGGTAGCCGAAATTGACGCCGCCTGCTTTCTACACTCCCGCAGAGTCCAAATCGAAAAGGCCCTGCTGCGCTTGCGCGCGGGACGGATTAGAGATGGATGAAGCGAACCGTACTAAGATGGGTGTTGGGTGAGAGTTGAGTTTGAGGCGCGCTTGCGCAGCCTCGCTCTTTCTTCTTCCTCCGCATCTGTCGGAATGTCTAGAGACTGCACGGAGCAGCCTTACAATGTCTGGGTTACGAGTGAGGGTTGGATTCGTTGGTGCTTCGCGCATCCGATTCGCTCTTCCTCTTCTCCCCTTCGTGATCATGGCTTCCTTCCCGGGAACAAGGTCGGCGGGCACGTGGATTCAACGTGGGTGA